GACTAATACCCATTAATAACCTATTAAAAGGAAATTGTGGTTCAAATCTTCTTCCTTCAAAATATCCTGTTGTTACTTTTGGAGACAATTCCTCTAATCTATCAACTTGATTTAATGTTTTAACTATATCTCTAATCGTTTCATCTTGGTCATTAGTAAGAGTATCTTTTGGCGTAGGCACATTTGTTATTTGAGGAAATCCTCTAACACTAACCTTTGTAGGTTTTAATATATAATCCTCTTCGGTAAGATTAGGGTCGGTCATAAATTGGGTTAAAGGATTATATCCTTCTTTTGTTCCTTGTCCTGCTATAAAAGGATTGGTTTTAACTGCTTCAGCCATTTCGCTATAATATCTACCTTGTGGGCTTTTTTCTTCTAATTTCTGTTTATATTCTTCCTTTGCCTTGAACATTCCCACTTCTTGTCCTATCGCCCTTCTCTGTTGCCAATCCGCTAACATAGTTTTAATAAATTGACCTAAAGGGTTCTGACCTTCGCCCATTTGAGCACCTGTTACAAAACCTAATCGAGCTGTCGAAGCAAAATCAGGGAAATATTGACCCATTTTTAATCACCTCACTTTTATTAAAATAATCTATCCAATATTGTCGATTCCAAAGATATATTATATCATTCTTTAATATCTACTACCAGTATAAATTATTGGTTGTCCTGCCGTAGAAACCATATAGCCAAGTTGTGCGAGCATATTTTTGAAATCACGGCTCTCCGCATAACTTATACCCGCTTTTTGAGATAAAACTCCAATTTCCATATTTGCAAGTTCCCCAAGCATTTGCGTCTGTTGAGCACCTAATCCTAATTGTGCAGAAGCGAGGGCATTTGCCCTCTTTTCGGCAAACTCACTTTCCAGCTCCACTAAAGCTTCCCTCATATTACTATCAGTTTCAATATCAGAACCAGGTCTTTTCTTTTTATACATATCTATTATATTCTGTCTTGCCTGTTCTAATGCAGTATCGTAACTTGAAGTAATAGCTTGTTGTTGATTAGGAGCTAATTCAATTTTTGGTCCTTCTCTAACCATTTGGGCAGTTTCTTGGAATAATTGAGATTGCTCTGGAGTAAATGGAACATTTTCAGAACCTGGAGGGAACATTGGTTGTCCCATCATAGATTGTCCCAATAAAGGAATTGAAGCACCTAATACTGTTTGTCGCCAATTTGCACCTAATATTTTCTCAAGCATAGGGGTTTTGGAGGTAACTTGTCCTGCGCCTGCGCCACCTGCACCCGCACCTGCACCTGTTACTCCAGTAGTTCCCACCCCACCAGTAGGTAATGCTGCTTCTGCACCGACTTTAGCAGGAGTTGTCGTTCCTAATGTTTGTGCTTGAGCTGGAGTTGCTCCTGTAACAGGAGCTTGAAATCCTAAACCTTGAGCAGTTGTAGGAGCACCTAAAGAAGAAGTTATTTTTCCAAATGCCGAACCTGCTCCTGCGGCTGCTAATTGGGCAGGAGTCATTGTTTCTTGCATTGTTGCACCAGGAGTAACATAAATAGGATTAGCTTGGAAGGGGGAAGCCGCTGTTCCTGCTCCTGTTGTTGCCAATGTTTTTTGTGCTCCCGATTGAAAACCTAATGTTGATTGTGCACCTGATAAAGTTTGTCCTATTATTCCACCTCCTGCTGCCTTTGAAGCCTCAATGCCAGGAGACATACCTGCTCCGCCTAAAGCACCACCCAATCCTGATAAAACTGTTGGTAAGGCTTGAACCTTTCCTGTAGTTGCTGCTTGTTGTATTGCACTTCCACCTGCTGCTCCTAACCCACTCCCTACTGCTGCTCCTCCAACTCCACCTAAAAGTCCAGCACCAATAGGGCCTCCCAATAGACCACCTACTACTGGAGCAAGTATTGGTAAAATTATTTCCTTAAATACTTTTTTATGGCGGATATTAAATTCGTCTTGATGCGCAGAGTTCTTTGCAAGTATCTCCTCAATTTCGTGGACAGTTGTAAAAGTATCCAAAGGTTTTATCCCTGTTTTTCTGACAAATATTCTGTTAGTCTGCATATCCGCAAAACCCAAATCGTCCTTTGTATTTGCATATCTTGGATTAACCAATGACAATGCCTCAAATTCTCCATCGTTCATAAATCTAATCTTGTATTCTTTCATACCCCCTCCTTAAAAGTTTTTGGTTCTTCCCAATTTTTCTTATATCTATTCCATCTAATCCTTTTTACTAAAGGATAATTATTTTTAATATGGTTCTTAATATTGTGCCAAACATATAAAGACGCATAGGGATTATTCCTATCCTTTGATGTGAGCAAATGGTCAATATAACAAGTATTACCTTTTGGGTCATCATTAACTACGCTCCACATATCATCTCTTATATATTTTTCTGGGCTACCATTACCAATAAAAAAAGTTAAAAGCCCTTCTGACTTGCCATTTACATAGAGCATAAGCAATCTATCTCTTTTTGCCATTTCATAATAATATTGTTTCTGCTCATTTGTCATAGAATTTTAACCAGTCTGTCCCACTGCAATTGTCCATCTCCACGCTGAATTCATATAGAAGTAATTATAAAAATTATACCAGCCAGCAGTAGCAGAAGTTATATAACACCAAACTCCTTCTCCCTCTTTTCCCGTCCAAGTCGGTGTGCCTTCAATCAAAACTTTATTCTGATATTTCCCATAGTTCAATAATTGCGTAACTTGGTCTTTAAAATCAATAAGTTCTTGGGGCATTTTATCGAAAGAATACGGAGAAATTCTAATTTTTACTCCTTTCCTATTCCACCTAAATCACTCAAACTTAAATCCACCAAATTACATTGCCACGGTTCTGCTGTATTCGCCGAAGAACTTAATTTAAACTGATATACATTCATACTTTCAGGAATATCTATTGTGTGTCTTATCTGTATGGCACTTATGGCGCTTGCCAAAGTCATTTCTTTCCTTAAATCCCAAACATTAGAAAATTGAGTTCTATCTTCTAAATAAATTGTCCCTGAACTATTTGTCGCAAAAAACATATTTATCTGCTGGCTTTTGAATACTCGTGCAGGCGACTGTTGATATAGAAATGGAGATATATGATGTTCATTTATGGCTACACCCGCTTCGGTATTTCCAGAGTCCATAACATTTATTCTCCCGTTATAATCACAACCTATCATATAAAGATTATCTGCTGTATCGGAAGCAAGCACGCCCGATTGATATGGTCTTGTATTTTCTGGATACCAAGAACCCGCCCTATAATTAAAACAAAGGGAATAAGAAACAACAGAAGAACCGCCATAGGCAAGAAATAATCTATAAATCTGTGCTTTTTTATCATCTTCTGCCCAGCATTTATTTAAATCCACTGAACTTAAATTGTTAAGATAAAATGGAGTTATTCCATTATCCCTTGCTATATGGTCGGAGATTATCTCATCATCTGCCCCAAAGAATATCCTTATTTTTTTAGTCCAGTCAAGACCTATAACTGCCTCGCCTATCCCAGGCAGATTAACTTTCTTAACAGTTTTAGGCACAAATCCCCAATCTCTAATTTCTACATATTCCCAATCGGGATTGCCGCCGATATAATTTAACCTGAATATTTTATATTTAGAAGAAATATATAAACTTCTGCCAACAGTAAATCCTACAGTCAATTCGTCATTTCTTCCTGTGGGAAGTTTGAAATTAGACCAAGCGGAATTAAACATACTATTCTGGTCAACATAATAAAAACCTGTCTTATTGGCACTTTCATTTAGTAATAGTGCAAAACCCTGATGGCTTGCTGAATATTTACAGGCAGGAGTGGCGGTAGAGATATTGGCGAAATACTGTGTGGCTGTTCCTGCCCAATACTGTGGCGGGTCATAATTTTCGTTAGTATTGATTATATAATCTTTGATAAAGCCGAAATAATTGGTTGTTGCAGTTCTATTTGTCTGAACAACTGCCCAATTTTTACCTATATCACTTGAAGAATAAATTCCTGTTCCCGAAGCGCAAAGTAATCGTCGTTCTTGAATAATATCAGAATGATATGCTACTGTTGGAGGAGTAAAATTAGCCGTATGTCGAGCAACACTTGAAAATCTCCATTCATCAGCGAAAGCACAAAGATAGGAATTATTTGTAGTAACTACATTCACCCCTAATTTTAATAGAGAAGCAAAATCAGGGATTATTCCAGCGGTTGTCCCTGAAACAAAGATATTTGAGCCAGCCACAAACATATACCAATTATTCATGGTATTTCTAACCAATTCTAAATGATACCAACTTCCCGTAGCGGGACTCCATATCCCAGATAGATTAACAGTCAAAACCCCTGCTGAATATACCTGAAAATAAAGACCGTTGGATGTATTTGTTCCAGCGGTATTATATTGCAGTAACCAATAATTAGTGGCGTTGCTTCCTTGTCCGATAAGCGCCTGCGATGTCCCAACAAAATTAAAATTTATGTGATTATCAATAGTCATATTTCCCAAACCCGTATTCCAATCAGCATTATCAGGAGCAGTAATAAAGGCATTTTTGTTGATAATCTTATAAATTCCAGAAGTAACATTATCTACATAAAAAGTATTTGCGACAGAGGCATCCGTAATGGTAAAAAAAACTCTGTTTATTCCATCCTTACTGTCAGCCACAAAAGAGGAAATATCCCAATTAAAGGCGTGCCAAGAATTAGCAGTAACAATGTAAGGGGTAGTTTGCATAGTTACTAAAGTAGCACTTGACTCTTGAAGTGCTAATGCTATGTTCGCCCCCGTTCTCGAAGAATATAAATTGAAAGATACCGCGTCTTGCCCTCTCAAATCCATAATTGCAGTAGAAGTAAGAGTGCGGGTGAGGGTTTTATTTAGACTATCCGTTATCGCCGCAACTCCTTTTAATGAATATGAACCTTGAGTTTTGATGGTGGCTTCGGACTGAACAAATAACCCCTTAACATAAACCTTAAAATATAAGTCATAAATCCCCGTAGTCCAAGTTGAACCACCATTGTGCGAAACAGCAGGAACTCCACCAGCATAACTACTCTCTTTAGTAGATATATTCCAGTAATTATCAGTTGATTGATTATCACACAGAATAACAACCCAATAGGTGGTTGAACCTAAAAGGACAAAGGGAGTTGCGAATGTTCCTTTAATTATTGTATTTATTGCAGGGGGAGTAACTACTATTGATGCGTTAGCATTTGCTAAAGTTCCAGAAGGAACACCAGCATTATCTGTTTCTATTCTCAATGTCCAGTTGCCAGTAGGAGAACCAAATGGAGTTGTATCTTGCCTTATCTCTATAGCAGTTGTCAATAATGTTCCAGATAACTGAAAACCTTGTGCTAATCTCCACTCCGCATTAGCTACATCGCCAAGATACTGATAGTCACCTGCACCAGATTGTGTTTGCTGCTGGTCAACTATTTCAGTAGCATCCGTTACATACGCCGCCTGTGCAAGGGCGTCGGTGGAATATTCCATATAGTCAAGTTCTGGACTATTAGCAAATAAACCACTTGCTCCGCCAAACTTGCTTTTTAGGGCACTAACCATTATATCGCCATAGGTAGTAATAGCATAAACTTTGGGGGAACTATCGGTAATAGGAATTCCGTCAAAATGTAAAAGAAGTTTTGTATTACTATCATTTCCCCCCAGTCCCAAAACTCCAAAATCATACATTCCATAACCGCCTGTTGACTCTAATGCCACTGTATTCATTGTAGAAGAACCTAATCGTTTGCCGAAAGAACCATCATTATTATAAACTACATTTATGCTTGCGGGGGTTTGTCCTTCGGAAAGGTTAAAGAAATTCTTATAGGTATTTAACCCTTTATCTACTTTTTGTCTTATTATCTCTTGGACATTTTTTATCATCAGCGCCTATAATTAAAATCTTCAGCAATTAACTCTACATCATCTTTAGCGTGCCGAGATTGCTCTAAATTCTTATTATAAGTAATTATCTTAACATATTCCTTATCCGCATATGCTAACATCGGGTCTTTTTCATCAGGTAATAGTTTCCTTAAAGAGCCATAAATTAAGGCATCGTGAAACCTATAAGGCATCTTAGGAACAGAGCAAATAACAAACGAACCTGAAACACTACTATCTTTCCTAAAATTAGTCGCTAATGTAAGGTTTGTATCAGAACTAATCGTATTTATCTGATACCATACCGAGTCTGCACCTTTTCCAAATGGGTCAAACCTTAAATAATCCCCTGTATTCATTTGGGTAAATACTGTTCCTGTTCCCGTAACTGCTGTTTGATTTGAGGTAATTACTACTGTCCCCATAGTGTTTTCTGACATCGGGGGAAGTATCTTAAGATATTCATTAAGTAATATGTAAACCTGTGAAGGCGGAGGCAAAACTTCAAATTGCCTGTTTCCTGCGGTATCATAACCTACTAACCTGCAATTATCAGGAACAGATGAAGGCGAAGCAGTTACCTGTTCATAATAATCATCATCCAATAATTCTGGTAAAGGTTTAGGTTGCCCTGCTGAATAAAATAACAAACCGCCATTAACAGGAAATCTGTCAAAATCGTTAGGCAGGGTATAGATATTTTGATATATAGTGTATCCCCCTGTTGACACATTGGTAATCCCTGATAATGGCGGAGATATTGTGCCACCTGTAAGTTGTGAAAAAGTGAAATCATATATATCGGCATTACCACCAAATTTAACTTTTCTATTTGTATATGAAGCAGAAATAGTATTGCTACTTTGTAAAACAACTGCTGTATTCTGTGTAGTAACCGAAACATACCCGCTCTTATGTTCGGCAATAACACTTATGGCGGAACTTGCTTTTAAGAAAGACCAATCATATTCTTTGGGTATATCTAATGTATAAACTTCATTTACCACGCCTCTAATGCGTTGTTTGGTATCGGCATTAGCACGACTCCTATCGCCCACTATCTCTATTATTTCTGTAAAGGGCAAAATTCGTAAATTACTCATAATTTACCTCATTATTTTGTTTTCAATATTTTGGTCATTTTGGCACTGCATTTTGAACATTCGCCTTTTACTACTCTGCGAATACCCTTTTTTGTCTTAATCCTTTTTACTTCATAATTAACAATATTTCTTCTTACCTTACAATGCACACAATAACCTGTAATTCTAATAAATCCTTGATTATCCATTTGATAATCCTTTCCGTATCCTCTTTGCGTGCCTATTCCACGGTATCCAAGAAAAAGTGCGGACTGCTCTATACATTATTAACCGCTTAAAAACATTCACCTTCAAAACTTTCATTGCTTCCAAGAATATTCTGTCGCTGACTAATCGTGTCCGAGTCTGAGTAAAATAGAGGTAATCGTGAACAACAGCAGCAGCAGTATATTTTCCATCGGGTGGAAGTAAAGCCCAAAAAAGTTGTGGGATGGAAGCAAAATCCGTAGTAAAACCTACAGGCACTGTGATTATATCTGCACTGTTCTCCTCCCCGACATAATACATTAGTTCTCTATAAGTTTTCCAGAGTCTTTCCCCTACTTTCTCAACCACTAAAGGCGTTGTAAAAGATGACATATTATTTTTTCGGTTTCCAAATAAACGGCACTACAAAATGACCAACTAAACCACCAAGTATTGCACCAATGATGAAATTGACATTGAGCACAAACTTAATTAATTCTATCATTTTTTCTCCTTTTTAGTTATTTCCAATCCTCTTTAGTATCCTTATCTTTAACATCATATTTCTCGTGGAATTCTTTAGCGTGTTCTAATTCACAAATATCACATCTGCCTACTTTATGTTGACAAGTCCTTAAAATCATTCTGCCACAAGAACACCATTTTATCCAATCGTTCATTTTCCTAAAAATAACTTACCGATTAAAAAAGTTATAAAACCACTTAATGCACCTAACATTGTTGCTTGACCTTTTATATTTGACATATCATTTTCAATCTTACCTAATCGTTTGCTTTGTTCATTACAAGGCAAAACATCTAATCTTTTCTCCATAGTTTCTAATTTACTATAAACATACCCCTCAAAAGCCCCGTTAGGTGTAAAATTATCAGGTGGCATCCTATTTTTTCTCCTTTCAATTTTATCCCACATAATTTATTTTTCTTGCTGGATATAATACAAACTTAATGTAGTTATAGAACCCGTTCCGACAAAGGTAAATCTGGTATAAGGAGAAATAAGGGTGCTTGAACCAATATTATTTACCATTATGTAACGGGAGTTTAAGATGTTTGTGCTAAGATTGGCAAGATTAATTCCTGTGCTGTCATATGGGTCATAAAAGGTAGAATTATCAATACTTACTTGTCTTGCAAGATTTGCTACTGTTCCACCCGCAATAACAAATAACAATCCATAATCACCAGCCCGCTCAGTATTGATACCTTCGGTATAAATAGTGGTAATAGTTCCTATATTGTAAACAGAAATTACTGTTCCGCTTACTTCCCTAACTCCTCTCACGTGTAACATATTTTCCCCCTATCCAATCTGGAGGTATCCAAACCTTTTTTATGGAGTCCAGATTTCTGTTTTGGCGGTAGGATAGTCTTTTCGGTTAGTCCTCATTTCTCCCGTATTCGCTTCACCCTCTCCGCCAATGTATTTTTTGTGGGGAGCGGGCTCATCAAATTCATCTGGATGAACCCACTTCCCCTCATCCTTAACTAACTCCCGCTTAAAATGGGTAAACCCCGACCTATCGGAGTCGTATTTAAGATACTTTCTTTTCTCTCTTGGTATTCTTCTACTATCCATTAGGTTGGATTAGCCCCTGTATATGCTTCTCTAATAGGTAACCACTTCCCGCCTTTTAAATGCACTACTGTTACCGCACCAGATACTGATAATACAAATCCTACACCAGCAGTTGCCTGATTTAAAAGCAAGGCATTGTGGGATAATGTAACATTGGATAAGATATTAACAATAGTCAATATCTGCCCAACATAACCGCCTGACAAACCCGCTAAAACAGTTGCACCAGAGTTATTGATAATCAATGTTTTAATATTGGTTATATCTGGGGCTTGGTTATCTGCGCCTAATTCAGCAGAAAATTTTGTATCTAAAGCACCAGAATGCGACCTGTCCAATTCATACCAACTTGAATTTGAATTGATAAATGTAATTGAGTCATTCTTAGCCAAATTGGAAGAGTCACTAAGTTTTAACTGTGCACCCGCAAAAGCTAAGTTTGAACCCAAGTTGAACAGTTTAATCAATTGTCCTTCTTCACCATTATCGAAATAACTAATAACCACTGTTGATGAATTATTGGCATAAAGCAAACTATTCAATGATACATCAGGAGTGGTATCTGCTTGTGCAATTAACCCGTCGGTTCTGACTTGAAAGTTCCTAAACTTTCCTAATGCTAAACTGTAAAATCTTGATACACTCATTTTTTCTCCTTTTTAATATGCGTGGGGAAATCTATCCTAAAGAGTCTGGTTGAGGTTGTCACTTTAGGCAAGGGCGATTATCTCCTTGATGTTCACCAGCCAGTTTCAAGTGAGCCACGATAATCTTTTCTATAAGTGAGGGCATTACCCCTCTGGCTTCCCATAGATTTCCTTTTCGCACATATTAATTGTTATGCACCTGCGCTATGATATAGCGAATCAGGTCTTGCACATTCAACACTAAAACGGAAAGTTCCTTTGAAGCGACTCAGTTATGTTATCGTCAAGTTCTTTATCTTGACTTCTTATTGTTTCCAATAAGCTCGGACTATATCTTCGGTTTCCCGTCGGGGTCTCTTGCGAAAGATTATTGTTGGGACTCACTTTCGTAGTCTCTACACCTTCCATAGAACTTTTACCCTCTATGGCTTGGCTCGGTATTTTCGTGTTTTCACCGAATTCACCCGATTTATTTTGAACACCTCGTCTATTCAATCGTTTGAATACTACAAATAACTCCTCCCGATAAGTAATTTCTTTTTCACTTAAAGGATTATTTGCTCCTCTTCCCCATTGTAAAGTCCCAAGATAATCAAGCATTATTTTTGCTTGTTGTTTTTTGGTTATCAAATAGGGATATATTGCTTTAAGTAATTTTTTTAATTGGCGTGGAGAAAAAGATATGTTCCAAGTTTCTTTTCGATTTCCAGTATAACTATAAACATTTCTTTTTCTTACACAACCAAATCCAATCATATTCTTTAAAGCAATAATAGTTTCTAAATGAGTATTTGTCATATAGGCACAACCGACAAATGTCCATCCTCGTATAGAACTTTTGGATTTCATTTTGTAGTAACTTAAACAACCTTCACCATCAAAAAACCCTGCAATATAGGCTTTCTGCGTTTCAGTTAAAGACAAAGTGTAAAGGTGACATTGTTTCATTTAGGCTCCACTTGAATGATATAGACTGTCTGGACGAGCACAATCTATGCTAAATCTAAACGAGCCTTTTGCACGATAATCACCTGTTTCGAAATCTCCGTCCGAAGCGAATGTAATCTTCCGCCTCATATATGCAATTATCCCTGACAATTCATTGCTTGGTTCAGCCATTAAAGTAAAAGCATCAGTGTCAGTATAATACGGAGATACAACTAATTTAAGATTTCTCTCCTTAATTGTATTTACCGCATTATTTGCTGACTCGGGGTCGTATGCTGATTGCAATAATTCTTTTGCTTTCCAAGCATTCGCTGGATTAACTATGATTTTACTCGCTTTCAGAAGCAAGTAACGTCCTGATTCATCTTTAAGTGCTTCAAAGTTGTCTATAGCAGTCTGTAATGCTGTTGCTGACAAGTCCGCTGTTGGACTTAACAGGTTTGACCAAATTGAGTCATCAATATATTTATGGCTTCCGCTAAATAATGCTAAAGCATCCGCTACTGTATGATTAGTAGTAGCAGTTCCATTATTTAACATATCCCATACTAATATCGCCAATGTTTCATCGGCTGATGCCCCCAATTCGGTTGTTAAAGACCTCATCTCTGTTGGTATATCGGGATACAGAGAATCTTCAATTAATTCCTCTGTAATCTTTACACCGAGAGAATAAGTCTTGTGAACCCATCTCTTCGTAGGACCTTGTGCAAGGTCATCGTAAGTAATGGCTTCACCTTCTGGTTTATGGGCAAAAAGCCCTAAACCTGCCGCATAGGCTGCTTCCTCGTATGCTCGCTTTGATGTCTTTGTAGCACCTCCAGCCAGAATTGTTTTCCAGTCAGATTGTGCTGACATCTTTTTGTAACCATTAATCATAAAAGCGAACAAACCAGGAACGACAGCCTTATTAAACGTCGCTCTATTCATTTCATTCCTCCATTAGATTGCTACGGTTTGGGTCATCCCTTGTCCTGAACGTCTATGCCTATTGATTTGGACTACCCATTTGCAATAGTTACCGTAAGCGTTATCTGGTTTATCCCACTTTTTGATTATTCGTAATGCTAAATCAGTAGTTGTTTGAACTTCTGACCTATCTAAAACCACATTTGCAATACCAGAAATTGTGCTACCAGATGATGCAAGATAAGTGAATGTTGAAGCAACTCCAATAGACTGGGCATCTAACGCCGACCCACCAGTATCTTCTTCAATTACAAAATACTGCCCTGGGTCATCAGCTACCAATAGATTAACAAATCCACCAGAACCTGACATAACTGGATTTGCTGGAAGATAACCAGAAGAAGCATCATCTATTGGTGAAAAAGCATCGTTAGCCATTCCTATAATGCTACCCAACAAGAAAAAATTACCTGCACTACCTGCTACACCTGTTACTACCCTGCCATTTGCATCTAAATCCACAGGTTGATACATATACCAAGCTGCTCCTGTAACTGCTTGGTAGTAGTTACATCTGATATTACCGTATGGTTGGTCAATAGGTCGCAAACCTTTTCTACCAGTTGTATTTGCCATACCTATTACCTCCTTTAACTAACTATTAAAAATCACGCCCTTCTTGAAGCCCACCGCCTTCTCCTATACCCGCATTTTCCTTTTCGCCTGTATCTTCGGGTTTATAGAAGCCTGATTGTCCTTTAGGTAATGGTTGCGTGCCTTTAGCAAGTTGTGCTTTTAGATACGCGCTTGACTTTTCACCTGGTGCTTTGCGTATCTGTATAGCAACTTCCAAGTTCATAAAGGCAAGAATAGCATCACCTTTTTCAATTGCCCCACTCGTTGAGAACAAATGTTTTGCTTTTTCTGCTACTTCGGGGAATAACCTACGATTTACAATTACCCAACCTTTGATTATCGCATCGTCCACTGCCCGTTTATGCTTATTTATCCAGCGAAAGGCGAACTTATCCTCATATTTCCTTAACTCTTTTGGCAAAGATAACCTATGTTCACCTGGAGCATATTTTTTCTCCTTGACCATAAGCACTTCATCCAAAGTTTTAGGTTGAGATTTCATCCTGTCGCTGATATAAGCGTCCTCTTCGGACATAGTTTGCAGTATCGGATATTCTTGAACTTTTACTTCCTGTTCAGAAACTTCTTTAATCGGCTCAATATTCTCTATTGGGTTCATATTGTTACTCCTTCCTTATCTCCTGATTTTTTCAGGGTTCTGGCATAATCTTCATACTTTACGCCGTTTTGGTCGCAAAACTCTCTTTGCTCCCTTGTTAGAACAATTTTATTACCAGATGTTGTGGCGCGTGAAGCAGGTAAAGTTGAACCAGTAACCCTTGTAATTCTTTCGGTTTCCGCTTCAACTTTAGTCTTTATGCTCCCATCAACATCATATCCACGCTTACGCAGTTCACTTTCCATTTCATACATCGTAAGCAAAGGGCCGTCTGGCGATGTTCTCCATCGAGGATTATTGTTTAAGATATCTTGGAATATCTGCGCTTTTTCAGAAGTTGCATCTTCAAGTTCAGAGTGCCTCGATAAAACAAGTTGAGAATTCTTTTCCATAAGTTGTGCGACTTCTGTCTGTCCTCTTGCTTGTTCTATCTGCACTCTTTCGGCATTTATAATTTCTTTTACCCTTGTTTCAGCAATCTTACCGACCGCAGCCTTCCAATCCGTTTGTGCTAATTTGTCTAACTCATCCAACTTCACTTCTTGTTCAGTAGTAATTGCAGAAGAAGATTGAAGCATTATATTCTTTAGTTCCTCAATGCTCCTTTGAACACTGGCAAGTATCCTATCGTGGGCATAGACCTTATTGGTTAAAGGGTCTTGCCTGACAGGTTTTTTCGCTTCTTCTTTTTTCTCCTGAACAATTATATTTTCAGGGTTTTCTTCCTCGACAGAAACCTCAACCCCGCCTTCTGTGGTTTCTGTGATTTTAGAGTTTTCTTCCTCTAATTTTTCCTCAGCAGTTTTTTCTTCTGGCATCTCTTTCTCCATTTCTCTACCTCAATAGGTAGGGTTCTCGCCTTCTTCGGCGGTTAGTTGTTTCTTATATTCCTCTAATATGTTTTCCGTATATAATGAACCGTCAATCTCGCCTTGGATAAGTATTGCTTTCTTTTCTGCCTCAAGGTTACATTGTCGGAGAATATCCGCTTGTTCCCTGTTCTTTTGTTGCCTCCACGCTTGCGAAAGGTTCTTGAAGATTTCCCACCCCTTGTGCTGGAGGATTTCCTTGATTATTTCCACCTGCTCCTGTTTTTCCACCTGCTCCTCTCATCCTTTGGGTTATCGCCATCATCTGTTGCATCATCATTTGATGTTCTTGAATATGTGCTTGAATATATCCCATTACATTCTGTTGCTGTGCAGGATTAAGCATCGCCATTGTCGGACTTGCCGATAATTGATTATGGATATACATATGTTGAATATGATTTTCCATTAACTTTGCCCTAACCTCATTAAAACTACCTTGTAATATAAGAGTATTTTCTTCTTCGGGCGTTCGGAAAGTGCTGGCTTCTGGTTCTTGTCCTAAATGTTCTTCGGGTTCTTCTCCATACGCTTTAAGCAATTTAGCGGTTTCATTATACATTTTTATAGGGTCAGTATTGACAATAGGATTTTGAAGTAAAGTAGCGTAGATAAAACCCGCCAATTGCCTTTCCACATTTACCGAACCCATAGAAACATCTTCCAATAAATAGGCATCATATTCACCGCTTAATCCTTCTTCGGTAAGTTCATTGCCTTTAAAGATGGGTTCGCCATCTTCACCCAATACTCTATTTTCTAATCCCATAGGTATATTCTTTTGTATCTGGTCAAAGACTAATGTTAATATCTGTGCCGCACCTCGTTTTAATCTTATGGCAGGTATGGCAAATCTTGTATCAGCCGCACTTACTATCGCTTGTGTTCGTGTAGCAGTTCCAGAACCTCCAACTATTTCCGACTCTTTGCCCATTATATAACTTGAAGCCGCAGTCAATCTTTCAATAAATTCTAATACCCCTCGCATTGCCACAAGCAATCTTTCAGTCGGAATTTCTATATTAGGAAAGTAAATATTCTGTTGCGGATTAGGAACAGGTATCATTTTGTTGGGAGCAAGAGTGATATTCTGCGGTTGTAAGTTTCCTGATGGGTCATAAAATCCAGGTCTTAAAACTGATAGAGTATTGGCATCGGTCAATTGATTAAAGATAGCATCTATCTCTTCGGATAAAGGCATAACCATTTCCAAGAAACCATAACCATCAAGACAATCAGGGTCTTCCAATAAATCATTAACTTTGGTAATGTTAATAGGACGGACTACACGCTTTGAAATATCTTTAATTAACACACCACCGAGATAAACCTTGCGTAACGGGTCAACTAAAAGCCGTATATCTTCGGCGATACCATCCGCATCAATATCCATTTTAATATAACATTTCAGGACATCTATCGGAGTTACCCTCAATTTGACTTCTTTAATTATTTCAATGTTCTCATTATAGCCCGAAACTGTTTCGTTTATAAAACCCTCTAATTGTTTTTCAAGATATTGGCTATCATCGTGCAGAGGTTCTCTAATGTTTACTGCTTTGTTATCTCTCTCCATAGTTTCAAGGTCGGAGAATAACCAACGCACTTTTATAATTACAGGTTCTTCCTGTATATCTTTTTGCCCTTCCTGAAAATATACATTCTCTCTGGGGATAATTTCGGTGCGGGTATTCTCTTCAAGTTTTAATTTCTTGTCTTTTTTCTCGGCAGGTTTGCCGTCTTTCTCATAAACCTGAATTCCAAATTCATCAACTATGGGAGTTATAATAAATTCGCCTGTGTCTTTAACCTTTACATCCCAAGAAACTTCTGTAAATACATCACCAAATCCAATTGCCGACTTAACCCATTTATCATAAAAAGAGTGCATCTTGGCTTTAACATTAACCCACCAGAACATAAATTTATTGATGCGTTCTGTTTTTTCTCTATCTGTTTTCTCACCAGGCTTCCAACGCACTAAATTCTCATTCCATACAGCAGGGAATATACGGGAATGTAACATTTCTATAATAGCCATTGCTATTTTCATACTTCTATTTGAACAATTTCCACACCAAATCGCCTTACCATTTCTTCTTACAAAAATAGTATGGTAAGGTTCAGTAGTAACACAATATACAAAATCCTTATAATCAATTTCTTTTATTTCTATTCGGTTAGTCTTAATATATTTCTTAAACCCAATGGTAACTATGTAAAGAAGATTTCTTGTAATTCCTGGATTTGAAGCAATAAAATATTTACCAATATCATCTCTAATACTAATGGTTGCTTTTAATCCTATCTTCTGCGTTATTTCTTGAATATTATCCGCTAATAATTTTGAGGTAGTTGTATAAGACCACATAGGAACTCTATCTAATCTTATTTTTTTATACCCATCACCCTTAGTCAAACTTTCTAATAAAATAGATAATAAATCAGAAGACAAATCCAAATATCTTCGGGGAATATATTTCTCGGTGCATTTACCAAGAGATTTTAATTCATTTCTTAATTTCTGGGGAATTTGATTACAAATATGTTTTTTATGAGCATATCTTTGAGAATGTTTACAAGAGATAAGATATTGTTTATTAGTAGAATAAGAATACTTTAATTCCATTCGCTGTAATAGATTTTCTATTTCCAAACATTTTTCTTTATTTGCTTTATCTGATTGACAAATTGATATTGTTCCAGATTTATAAGTAAAGCCTTCAGAAACATACCAACCCAAAAATTCCATAAAATCTTCACTATCAAACCCATAAATTTTATCTATATATTTTCCCTGCCATTTGGAAGTTAACGGAATGTAATTATTATTAGGATTATTTAAAAATTTTTCGGCAGGAATAAAATGATACTTCGTAAATTTCCTTATCAACATAGAATGATTGTGAGTAACCAATAAATCTATCGCCTTATTTTTAAAACTAATAAGTTTCTCTGCAGAATGAGATTGTAAAGCAGTAACTTTCTGATAAGAAGAAATAAATGTTTTTGGATTTAACGATAAAACATATTCTCCGACCTTAACATCTTTTATTAACTTCCATCCATTTTTAGTTAAAATTTCAGTATCTTTAGAAAAACAATTTTTCCAAGGAACAGTCTTTGGTTGCCTTCTCCCATAATACATATCTTTCAGATGTTTCAACTTGCTATCAAATGTAAAAGCAATACTCTGCGAGTCCACGCCATAGTCCTTCTTGTTTCTGGCATCCTCAGCGGATTTGAAATAGTCAATAGTAGTCTCCACAAGTAATTTCTCCATATGGGAGTCAATCTGAATTTGGATAGATTTAATTGGTTCGGGCATTATTATTTACTCCTGAAGCCTAACTTTTTAGAAGCGTGCCATTTCTCTGAACCTGCAACACCTTTGTTGATACTTCTATAAAAGACTTCTTCACCTCTTTCACCATATTTCTTCTTCATTGAACGCATAACCTTTTTTCCTGTTTTACTTAATGGCATTATTCCTCCATCCCTATATCTTTATTTTTCATCATCATCTTTGCACCCATCATTTTCACTTTGCCTCTCATTATCGCCTCTTGCCCATACACCATATCTTCCTCACCAGACTTGTGTAATTCTTTAAGGAGTTCTTTTCTGGATTTAGATTTTGTTTTCATCTCTGGTTCTGCTATTGCTTGTTTAAGTGCCCTCGACTTTGGCATAAACTTCTCCCTTCTTACTTAACTCCAGAAACTTATCTTCCAATTCCTTCTTCTTATCCATTAACTGTTCATCAGTAAGTTCATTGTATTGATTAAATTGCAAAATGTTTTGAGTAGAACTCCCCTCGCCTTTCACTTCTTCCCGTGCTTCTTTAAGGCATTTAAGAGAAACCTCCACCGCACTTAATACCAATCTATCATCGTCTCTGGCTACAAGATTAGATGAAGCATTATATAAATCCTCTGTCCGTTTTAATCTCACCCTTTCGTTGGCAATGGGGATGTTCATTGCCTTAGATATAAACTTATCTCTTAATTCTTCTATAATAGGTTCACGGGTATGCTTGTAATATCTTACCATTGCAATAGATATTTTTTTATCATCGGGAAATCTCTTATCGCATAACTCTGCTACCACTTTCGGAGATTTAAGTTGAGCCAATTGTTGAATAACAAAAAGTTCGTGTTCGCTACTTATTTCAGTCCGATTAGGTTTCTTTATTCCAGTTCGCTCGGCTTTCTTTATCCCAGCCATTAGTAATACGCTCCTTGAGGTTCATAAACCTGTGGTAAATAAAATTCAGGATTGGACATACATAAATATCTAATAGTATCTGCCCCGTGGCAATCTTTAGGTTTCTCGGTTTCTTTTGCATCTCTATCCTGATTGCCTTTCCACTCCTCATACTGATAATTAAGCATAGAGTGAATGGTCTTAGGAACTCTGTCTTTAACAAAAAATAACTTGGGCTTGTTGTTTATATCAAGCGGGCGTTTAGAGTCGTAATGGAGCAATTGTTTAACTTTGAGATGCCCTGCTTCAATATTATCGTTTGCCTCCGTAAAAGAAACCTTGTATTTAAAGAACTCGTCAATAACACTCAAGCCCGTAGAAATCAACGGTTTTCTCCCAAAGTTTGGGTCTATAAGCCGCCTAACTACCCTCCAACCGAAGTGTTGCTCAGTAGCCCTAATCAACGCTGAAATCTCCTGAACTGTGCCTTCTCTTATTGCCTCGTGTATTATATAAATATCATTAATCCTATCCACCATAGCCCAAATAAGATGATGTGGTAATCTGTCGTGGGGGTCTAATACGCAGATAACAGGATAACCTTCCTCATATTTAAAATCACTGATGAAATGCACAGAAGGATTAAGTTCCTTATAAACAAGCCCTTTAAGGTGAAAGAACTTTCCATAGATGCGGGTTTCTTTTTCATCATCGGTAAGCAGGTTTTCAAACTCCCGTATATCCTCTTCTCTCAATATCCTATTGCCCTTAATGTCAAATTTGTTATCTCTTGTTGTTCCATAGAATACTTCTATTAACTTACCATCGGCTTTATCCACCAACTCTTCTTTCATCCAAGGTTCAATAAGTGGGGTAAAGGTAAATATGGAATAACCACTCCTATCAAGTAGTCCTCTTTTAGTGGCTATCCAATGAGAGCGTTTTTGCGGTTCATCTCCCCAGAAGAAATCTAAATCCTGTCCTTCCCAAGCCATCTGGTCTTGTTCGGAAGTAAGGAACTCTACCATAGAACCATCCTTGGTGTGTAACTTTGAAATATAACCTTGCGGAGAACGCCTGACACGGATTATTTCCTTCGCTGGCATATACTCTCTTAATTTAGGTTCTATAACAGAGTCTATCTTAAAGAATTTATCTGTGGCAATTCTTATCTTAATCGGATGATTAAATCTTCTTGCTTTAGGATACCAGTCAGGATATTTTTTGGTAAGGTGATAGACTACCTCACACGCTCCGAAAGTGCTTCCTCCCAGTCGATTTCCTTTAACTATACAAATAGTTTTGGCTTTAGATTGATGTGCCTGATATTGAATGGCATTAGGAATATAGAAATCTATTCCCCGTTGCTTTTTACGATGTTCAACTACAAGGCGCAGTTTCTCTAACTCAACGAGTAAATCTTTCTGTCCCTTTGAAACTTCTTGTGAAACTTCCTGTCCAACTTCCTCTTCTAATAATTCAGGCATTATAATCTATGGTCTTGGGCGCACTGCTTACAATACTTCATATCATTTATAATGGCTTCTGCTTTAGAACCACAATGGGGAGTTTCACAATTGCCAGATACAGCGTCGGGTGAAGAAACAACCTCGATGGTGGTTTGCTCTTTTAAATCTGGTTTAAGAATAACATCGGGCGAATTAACCTTCTTCACATCTTTCTGTTTTTTAGGGCGACCTCGCTTCTTAAGCATATTTACTCCTTCAGTATAAGTTTAACACACGCCAGAAAATTAAGGAGAGAATAAGAAGCAAATAAAGGCTAAACAGCGTCTGAAAAACTATTTTAAACTAATTCTCTAAAAACGCCAAAATCGGGGGGGGTTAGAAAAAAAGATACTAACCTGCCCGCCTATATTATATCTGTTATATATATCATTGATTATAAGTAACTATCAATTACTGATAAGATAATAAGATAAGTAATAGATACTATTAAAACAATTACATATACTGATAATATCAATTGCTATGTAATTGCTATGTAGTTATTAAGTAGTTACTGTATTACTAAAACTGTTTAATGGTGATGTTAATTACTAACTAACTAATACTAAAACTGCTTTATGTTGATATAATATATATCTACCCCTCAATATCAAATCTAACAGGTAGGGGTATATATGGCTAATACTGTCGCATTACTTCCTATATTAATTATTATGTCAACATAGTTACTAACAGCGTCCATCTATTACATATATATCATATGGTTATAGTAGTAAGTTATTAACAATTATGAAGGCTGTAGAATAGTAGTTATTAGCAGGAATTAGGCTGTAGATAGGGTAATTATAAAGAAGTTAGGGATTAGTAATAAAGACTTACTATTAATAATCTATCCATACCATTATCTTACTACTACAATCATACTATTACATATATACTATTACATATAGACTATTACATAGATACTATTATAATCATACTATTACATAAATACTAATATAATCATATCAATATAATCATATCAATATATATAGAATAAAGAAACTCCAAGAAGTTAAAGAAGGATTAAGACAGGTTTTAAAGGGGAATTAAGGCAGATTAGCCGAAAGATATTATTGTAGAGGTTATTATTATCTTGACATTATACACTTATTATGTTATACTCTTTACCAAAAGGAGGTTCTTATGAAACCAGATTGTAAATACTTTAGGCAATATGAAGAGGAAGCGTATGTTAAAGGATATAAAGATGGAATAGCTAATTTACCCTCAAAAGTAAATATCCCAGAAGAAAAACATAAGCATATTCAAAATGAAAATATCTTGGAATTACTATTAACTAACCCAGCAGGAATGAATGCCGCTCAACTGCAACAAACCCTTAATATCTCAAGAGGCACTTTCTATAAAAGAATTAAGGCATTAGTTTATCAAGGCAAGGTCAAGCGGGCAGAAAGAAAGTTTCCTATAAGATTTCAATTAGTTTAATCTAATACCTTTAAATTAGACACTAACTAAAAAGGTGTATATAATTAGTGTTCAGTATTCTAATCTCTTTCTTCTCTTAAGAGAGACTCTATTAGAATACTAATATATTGGACAGTATTACTATAATCTATACTATGGAGTTTTCTTTATACCGTTACTTATACAAAAGATTTCTCTTGACAACCTCTTACCTATATGTTAACTTATATAGTAGAAAGGAGGCACAAAAATGAAAGTAAAATTAAATCAACTTAATTGTAAAAGATGTGGCCATCAATGGCTACCACGCAAAACAGAAGTTAGGCAATGCCCTAAATGTAAAACTGCATATTGGGAAAAAGAAAAGGAGATATAATGGAAGCAAAAATAATGGCAAGATTATTAAGTAATAAAAGAGAAAAAGAAACAGGAACTTTTGATAATTAGAAGGGGGGAAGGGATGGATAAATTTAAATGTGTAAAGTGTGGAAAGATATTTGATGAATTTGAGGCAGATTATAATTTTATGTCAAGGGAAGGCAAAGAATTATGTCCAGAGTGTATCAAAAGAGAAGCTGATTTTAAGAAATTCGAGGAAAGTTTTAGGAAGGAACACAGTTTAAAATGCCCTTTCTGCGGGGAAGATTATACAACCGATAGTGAATTTAAAGAAGATTTAATAACCTATCACGCAGAAGATGGCATTATAAAAAAGGAATGCCAGCAATGCGAAAAGGAATTTTATGTTGAAGAAATTATTGATAGGACGTGGAATGTGGCAAAGACTAAAGAAGAGATAGAATATAATTAACCCATAACCCAAAACTGACGAGGCTATAAGCCGAAACGGAGGGAGGAAAATATGCAAATTAAAGACTATCCGAAAGAAGCAATAACCACCCCGAAAAGTATAACAGATATAATGCAAGCTATTCTGGAAAGAGAAGACGAAATCGATAAAGATAAGGAACACTTCTGGAGTATTGGATTAGACACACGCAATAAAATCAAATACATTGAATTGGTGTCTTTAGGCACGCTTAACGCTTCTTTAATACACCCCAGAGAGACTTTTAGGCTGGCTGTGATGAAAAGCGTTGCCTCAATAATTGTATGTCATAATCATCCTTCTGGAGAGCTTACACCTTCAGAAGATGATTTGGCAATTACTCAACGCTTGATAAAATCTGGAGAGATTTTAAGCATAAACTTAATTGACCATCTTATTATTGCCAAAAAGAAAGTTGGCTATAAACAATATTATAGCTGGAAAGAGGAAGGATTAATAACCACCTAACCAACCAGAAAGGAAATAAAAATGTATTGCTCTATTTGTAAAAAAGATAATCTTGAAATGAAACAAATAAATCGTTTAGTAACAAAAGATGATGAGGAAATAATTATCTGCGATGAGTGTATTAAAAATGAAGCATATAATAATGTTTAACAAAGCCGAAATAGAAAGGAGAATATAATGAATGATAAACTTATAAAATCAGTTATTGGCGATGAAAGCGATTTAATCTGTATTGAATGCAAAAGAGAAAAGAAAGCAAGAATGTCAGCATATTGCTTAAAATGTAAGGTTAAATTAGAACCTAATTTTTTAGCAAGATTTAATCTTTTTAAAAGACGAACTAATCTGGAAGTATTTACTTGTTTCGGATGTAATAAGGATTTTATAGAAAAGTCTGGTTATGTTACTAAAAATCTTCTTTATTTATGTAAGCAGTGTTATAATCTCGTTTATAATAGGAATTAACCATTGTAAGAGCGGGAAGGAAAAAATGATAAAAAAAGAATGTAAAAAATGCTTACACAAAGATATATGTAATAAAAAAGAGTATAAAGGAATACATTTAATTCATCCTTGCGAATTAGAGACGACAAAATAATGAAGCCGAAACGGAAAGGAGAGGGAAAAATGGAATTCAAAACTAATGATGGTTATCTTATCAAAAAAGGAAACTTAATTAAATATACTGGCGATATGGCTAATATTGAGGGACTTTTTGAAGTAACCAAAATTGAGCCTTGCGAATGGTATAAATACAAAATCACTTTGACAGAAACTACCGAACATAAAAGAATATTGACACTCACTCCTTCCTCTTTTGATAGTGGAGCAGGCAGAAGATTTAAACCAGCAGAATTAGTTAAAAAAGAATGGCAAGAAGCATATAATCAATTAACCACCAAAAGAGAATGGAAATAACCAAAGAAACCATTCAGACTGCCTTTAAAGACGCAGGCCTGCCCATTGATAAAATCAAAAAGTCTAAACTTGGTGGTTTTTATGTTTACCATCCTTTTGGCTCTCAATATGTTTATAAGAAATATAGCGTGGTAGAACGAGGCGAAGGATATGTTAAAAAACTCCGAGAACCTATCCAATACAAAGTTAGTTTTATTGATGACAAAAGTCTACTTGACTTGGCTATCTTTGAAGCCAAAAACAGGCAGAAATGGAATAAACAATGAAACCCTTGATATTTCTTATTATAATCCTCTTCCTAACTGGCTGTAATCAAGACCCTGTATGGGCAAAAGAATACACCAATGAACAAATAGCTAATGCTATCTATTGGGCAGAAGGCGGAGCAAAAGCCAAAGTGCCTTATGGAATACTATCTATTAAGGTAAAAGATAAAGCAGAAGCAAGGCAAATATGCTTTAATACTATAAGAAATCAGCGTATAAGGCACGCCAAGCATAATTGCGGGCTTGATTTTATCTCTTGTCTTGGCTCTCGCTATTGCCCAATAGGTGCAAAGAACGACCCTAAAGGTTTAAATAAAAACTGGGTTAAAAATGTTAAGTTTTACCTTGAAAAGCAAAAATGATTTTGGACACTTCTCATAACCTAACCCTAACTTCTGTAAATAATCAAATAATAGTATGTATAAGGATAGATAAACAATGTGATGATTGCCCATTCTTAAAAGTATGTAAATTTATGAAAGGAGGTGATTTAATTGAAAAGGATTGAAAAAATAGAAGTGATTGCTTTAATGAAAGCATTAAGAGAAAAAGGTTATACCCAAGAAGAATTAGGGGTCGCTTTGGGCAGAACGACTCAAAGCATTTGGGCTTGGGGGAGTAACACTACTAAAAGAGTTCCTGCCAAGAGTGATTGGGAAGTGCTTAATCATTTGTTGAAGAAATAAAAAGGGAGGCAAAATGAATGGTAAGGTAAGATATGAACCTATTGTGGACTTTTATCTTCCTACTTATCGAGAAGAATACTTTAGTTTTTTAGTGAATAAATATCCACAAGGTAAATCGCATTTTAGAAAAATGACTTCAAATAGGTTAAAGGCAATTTATTTAGCAATTAGGACAAAGCGAGGTTAATAATGCTTAAATGCAAATGTGGAAGTAAACAATTTGGATACTTTGACGATTATGGGGTGGAATATGATTATTGTTTAGTTTGTAATAGGGCTTATGATAATGAAGGAAATGAAATACAGATACAGAAAGGTGAACCCGATAATGACTATAATCCCAACTCGCCTGAACAGGAAAGGGACATAAAGGAGGATTTATGAATGAACTCTCACCCGCAGAATATCAAGCAATAGAGGACTTCGCCAAAGGGCTTACAGAATGCTTTATAAGTTATAAAAACAATCACCACGACGAGTTTAGCGATATAGTTTTAAATTATGTAATAGGTATTATTGATATACATCTACAACTTGCTGAATTAGAACTCAAACGCTATCTTAACAAGTTTGAGAAGGCGCAAAATAAGGCTTGACAAATAGGAATTTTCTGGTAGAGTAAATAATACAAAGAAAATGGGAGACTTAAAGATGAAGAGATATACTAATAATCAATCCGATGGCATAAAACCTTCGGATTTTTTATTGCCTTCTGGATATGGGTCGTCTCCCAGATGTAAAGTGTTCTTCACAACCCAACCAGAGGGCTTTTTTATCTTATAAACCCATCGTATGTTATTAAGGATAGTTTGTTCAAGCGTGTTTGGGATGCAAGTAAGTTTTTATTCCCGTAAGGGAATGTAAAAAGGAGTAAAAATGGCTGATTTATTAACTGATTTTGCAAATGCTAAAAGAAATCGCAAAAATGGTTATCAAAGTCAATGGGCAAATAGAGGTAAAAGCGAACATCATAAAGCCAAACCTTATGATGTGGTTAATGGAGAAAAAGTTTTAACTCCTTTGACTTTAGAAGAAAAAAAGAAACTGGAAGAATATACAGGTAGAGGATATAGAAAGGATTAAAATGAGAGAAATTAAGTTTAGGGCGTGGTATTATGATGGTAAAAATTTAGATAGTGGAGAAATGTTAGAAGGTATCCCTGTTGGATGGAGTGAAAGTTTAATTAGTAATATTGCTTACATTGAAGGCAAATGGACTAATTGTATAAAAGTAATGCAATCTACAGGTCTCAAAGACAAGAATGGCAAGGAGATTTATGAGGGGGATATAGGTTTATTTGATTGTATTGGAGGCAAACTAAAAAGTGCAATTATCTGGAATAATTTTGTAGGAAGGTATGAACGAGATGATATACCATATCTTGCTGGTGGGATAAATGGACAATGCGAAATCATCGGCAACATCTATGAACATAAAAATCTTCTTGACAACGAAAATCCAGAATTATTAAAGGAGAATAAATGAGTTTATCCCAAGAAGATTTTGATTTAATAGTAACATTACGAGAAGTCTTACAAGGAATTCGTGAAGAACTTATACGCATAGGCGAAATCTTACAAGATACTGCCTTACCAATTCCGACACAGGTAAATGTGAGGAAGAAATAAGGAGGGAATATGTGCCAATTTTTCAGCGTAGTTTCGGCGGGAGATAGTAAACCTTTATATTTTGACGCTAAAATCCGCAAGAAAATACTCAACAAAGAATTAAAATACGAACTTGACAGCCATACATCCATTGCGGATTATTTCGGGTATAAGGCAGAAAAAGAAGATAAACTCAATAAATACGAATATAATCCCCTTACAAAATTATTCCAAGTTGACCAATTAAATACTACTGATGATTCTAAACAGATAAATAAATTCTGCAATGAATTGGATTTCAAATTGATAGTTCCAGAATTAATAATCAAACCTATAATTCATCCATTTAAAGATTTTTCTGTAATAGAAGTTACTAAAGAGGATATTGAATTATTAAAACAATGGGACAGCGTGTGGGACAGCGTGAGGGACAGCGTGAGGGACAGCGTGGGGGACAGCGTGGGGGACAGCGTGAGGGACAGCGTGAGGGACAGCGTGGGGGACAGCGTGAGGGACAGCGTGAGGGACAGCGTGGGGGACAGCGTGGGAGTTTATATGTCTTCCTTTTTTGATATTAAATATAAATATGACTTTAAATCTTGTATTGACCTTTGGGAAAAAGGTATAGTTCCAAGTTTTGACGGAAAGATTTGGCGTTTGCATGGTAAGAATGGAAAGATAATTTTTGAAATAAACAAAGAAGAATTAAAGAAGAAATGACCATTCAATCTCTAATTGACTCCGCCCTCCTAAAAGAGCAAGAAGAAAAGGCAAAGAGGAAAAAGAAATGAAAATCAACATAATCTCCTTACCTATATTACACGCCCCTAAAGACCTTAAATGCTATCAGCACAGCTGTATGAATATAATCAAGACGGGACAAGTGTATTTTGAATTAAAAGAGGATAAACCTTACCCTATAAATACCTGTGTTAAATGTATTGATAAATGGTTTGAGGAAGTATTGATGGAATTAGATGGTAAGAAGCGAGAGATGAAAAACGAGCAAGGCAAGTTTGAGGCATTAGCAGAGGAGTATTATGGGATTAAGAAATTTGATACCTTACAAGGAGGCTTAAATGGAAAGCATTTTTAAACCCGCAACACGAGAGAACATAAAGTTAAAAATAGGATTTTCAGGCCCAAGTGGTTCAGGTAAAACTTATTCAGCATTGTTATTAGCAAGAGGAATTGTAGGCACAGAGGGCAAAATAGCACTGGTAGATACTGAACATACTTCTTCGTTGCTTTATAGCCATCTTACTAACTTCGACGCCGCTATGATGAACCCTCCTTATTTGGTCTCCAAGTATGTTAAATCAATAGAAAATGCAGTAGAGAATAAATATGACATCTTGATATTTGATACTATAAGCGCAGAATGGAATGGGGAAGGCGGATTATTAGAACAAAAACAGGAATTAGATGAGCGGGGGGGTAATCAGTTTGCTAATTGGAAGAATTTAACTGTTGATCATCAAAAGTTTCTTGCCGCCATTCTAAACGCTCCTATTCATTTAATCTGCTGTATGCGTTCAAAACAGGATTATGTTCTATCTAATGAAGGTGGCAAAATGAAACCGATTAAAGTCGGGCTTGCGCCTGTTCAAAGAGAAGGTATAGAGTATGAGTTTTCTATGCTATTTGATGTAGATATGAACCATAGAGTTCAGATTTCAAAGGCAAGGACACATTTATTTGATGGGAAGTTATTTACTGTTACAGAAGAGGCGGGAAAGGCGTTGATAAATTGGGCTAATGGGAAAGAAAAAGAAGTTTAGGAGTTTCTTTAAATGAGTTATGATTAAACTAATTGGGATGTGGTTATTCTGCGATGCAATTTACTCCTTGCGGACTTACTGGGGCAAGGAAGATTGGTTTGCACAGACGATAAGGTGGGTTAGGTTGGCTTGTTCAATAACGATTATGGTGTGGGGATGAGATGGGAGGGGATATGAAATGATAGGCGAAATTATGTTATATTTTCTACTTATTGCTATGGGTTTTTCTATTGGTTTTTCAATAGGTGCAGAATGGAGAAAAAAAGAATTAACATCTAAAATACCACGCCGATTTTATCACAAAGACCGATGGTATATGATTTTTTATAAGGAAGATATTATAATGCCAGACCCTTTTAAAAAACCATTATTTCACGCAAGCCAATTAAAAACTTGGCAAGGAGATAAGAAATGACCTGCTTAATTGATGTTCCTGTAACATATAAACTTATATTATCAAATACAACCGAAAGTTTTATTAGTAATATTAGAAACTATACTTACCATTTTTATAATGGCTATGTTTATGATGCTATTTAATCTTAATTCCCAGAAAGGAAAGAATGTATTTTCCAGATAATTTTCAGAAAGGAATAAAATGATACCATTGGGAGGCAAAATCAATTCAATAAATATAAAATTAGCAGAAAAAATCAAAGATATTATTAAAACCAGTCGATTATGGGAAAGTGAAGTATCTACCTGTGAGAATGAGTTTAGTATTGACCCAGACGAAACAATGGTTGAAGATTTAGCGGCAGAATTATTAAAAGAATTAAGGAAGATTTGTTTGCGCAAGCGATAAGATGGGTAAGATTGATTTGCGGTTAGGCGATTGTCTTGAGATTATGAAAACTATTCCTGACAAATCCATAGATTTGGTGTTGACAAGTCCACCTTATAATTGTGGGATAGAATATGAAAGTCATAATGATAATATGGATTGGAATGATTATTATTTATGGTGTAGGAAATGGTTATATGAAATATTGCGTCTATTAAAACAGGATGGAAGATTTTGTTTAATCCATTATTTATCTTTAGGGCAATCTAATAATCGCCACGCCCCCCTTATGGAATTAAATCATATTTGCACAAGTCTTGGGTTTAAACATCACGGACTTGCAATATGGTGGGATATTACTTTAACAAAACGAACTGCTTGGGGTAGTTGGTTGTCTGCTTCTGCTCCATATATTAACTCTCCCTTTGAGGGAATACTTATTTTATACAAAGACAAATGGAAGAAAGATAAGCAAGGAAAAACCGATATAAATAAAAATGAATTTATGGAAAGTTGTAGTGGTATATGGAAAATTGCCCCTGAACACGACAGAACTCATCCTGCACCATTTCCTAAAAAATTGGCAAGTAGATGTATAAGATTATTAAGTTATGAAGGCGATACTGTCCTTGACCCATTTATGGGTTCAGGCACAACTGGAGTCGCCGCAAAGGAGTTAGGCAGGAATTTTATCGGTATAGAGATAGAACCAAAATACTTTGAAATCGCCAAAAGAAGAATAAATCAAACTATGGAGAATTTACTTTAACCAAGCAACATAACCGAAAGGAGTAGCAAAATGGAGGACTTTTTAACCAAAGACCCTTTTAATCCTGCTGATGATTTCTTTGGGGAACTTGCAGGATATCAGCCAGAAGAAACAAAGGATGATGACTTCAAGCCGATAAAAGGAAGTTATGTTTGTGTAGTAAAAAGATTGACTCATAATATCGGAATGTCAAATACCAACGAACCTTTTGATTTCTATTCGCTCAATGTGCAGGTAATAGAAACCATTGAAGGTATGAAAGGGGAAAATAGATATTTAACTAAAAGGTTTCAGAATAATCTGGATAGTATTAAGAAACTCTGTAATGCACTTTTTACTGCAGGTATTCCTTTTGATAATACTGGAGTGCGGGAGGCATTTGATTTATCATTAACCAATGCAATTGATAAGCAAATGCGTATTCGGGCTTATGTATGGTCTCCTGAAAAAACTCGTTCAGGTGAACCAATACCCGAAGATGAAAGAACACCATTGCAGATGTTTAATGTAGTAAAAGAGTTTAAAGGTAAAGGTAAGATAGTAAGTTCGGAGTCAATTCCTTTTTAGTTTATAGGGGGCTTGTGGCATTCTGGGCAACCAGAAAAGCTATGGGATATGAAAAGCAAAGGCGTAATGTGGGTAGTAGGCTGGGGAAACCTACCAAGTCCCTTTCATTTATGAAAATTATCATTGACACCCGTGAACAGCAAGTTTTAGAGTTTTCTCATTTCTACATTACAGAAATAAAAAGACAGAAACTTCTTGTAGGCGATTATATGGTTGAATTTAGCGACTCCTACCGACCACCCATTTCCATAGAAAGAAAATCATTAGAAGATATTTTTGGAACTTTATCGCAAGGTTACAAACGCTTCCGTAAAGAAATAATCCGAGCAAAAGATAATAAAATTATGTTAGTAATCGCTATTGAGGCTTCATTAAGTAAGATATTAAAAGGTTGTGAACCTTGTATTAGAAGTGGCGAGGAAATTTTACAGCAGTTAATGTCAATAAATGTTAAGTATGGTGTGCCTTTTTATTGCTTTAATAATAGGATAGAGATGCAAAGGTGGATTACAGAATTATTCTTGGCGTTTGGTAGAAGATATATAGACAAAAAGAAATGATAACCGCTCAACAAAGTTTATCACAAGAAATTATTATAAAAGAGATAAACAGATTACAACAAGAAACTATTGATAATCTTGATATAGCAGAAAATGAATTAAAAAACTCTTTGTTATTTGGGTTACTTTATTTCTTATTTTCTAAAAAGGATTAATTCTTGTCAAACTTCGGCACATATTTAGGTTCTGAATTCCTTACCAAAGAACTTCCTCGGCGGGAGTGGATGATAGAAAACTTGCTTAAAGAACGGGATTGCTTGCTCTGGGTAGGCCAAGAAAAATCAGGCAAGACTGTCCTTAACTTTCAAGCCGCCCTTTGTTGTCTAACCACAGGACACCCTTTCCTTGACCATTTTAATATCCCCAAGCCACGCAAAGTTACCTATATCCTACTTGAAGGCGACCTTGAAGAAAGTATGGACAGGGTAAAACGCCTTGCAAAGTCTATTGATATTGACCCTACAAGATTTGTATTTATGTTTCTGCCCCGTTTAATGCTACATCAAAGAAATGGAGAATTTGGTCTCCAAAATATAATAGCCAAAATACAAAAATTTGATTGCCACGATGTAGTAGTTATAGACCCGCTTTATCGGGCTTTTTCAGGCAGTCTGGTTAGAGATGAGGTTACCCGTGAAGTATGTGCTAATCTTGATGAGATGAAAGACGCCTTAAATTGTGCTTTAATCGTTATCCACCATACCCATAAGAAAAAGTTTGATATTAAAGGTAATGTGGTTAGAGAGGGAGACGATGCCACATTTGGGAGCGTGTGGTTTAAAGCGTGGGCGAGCCAGATAGTCTTACAAACTTATGACCAACAAACAGGGCTACGGGCTTTCTATTGCACCACCCAGCGTTCAGGGGAGATTATCAAAGAGTGCAATTTAAGGCTTGTTCAACCTGACCCCTTATACTTTGAGATAGATAAAACCGAGAGAGGTGTAGGCAAAGAGTTGTTAATAATAGACTTGTTACAGCAAAATACTAATACTGGTTTGAGTGGTGAAGAAATTTGGACTAAATTAGGGATAAGTAAAGGCACTTTTTATACTTCTATCAAGCAACCTTTGTCGCAGGGGATTATTAAGAAATTGAGTGAGGAAAGACCTGTGAAGTATTGTTTGGTGAAAAAGGAGGCGTAATGGACAAAAAAAGAATTATTGAAGGATACACGAGCAAACAAGAAGTAAGAAGTTCAATTTGGATAAGCGAAGGCAAAGAGAAAGTTTATCAAATAGCGTGTGTAATTTATGAAAACGAAAAAACAGCAAAGAGAATTTATGGAAAAGGTGCTTATAGAAAAGTGCGGATAACAGCGAAGGAGGTCTAAATGTTAGACAAGATTATTATTGTCAAGGGGAAGTTAGTAAAATGTGACAAAAAAATAAAGGGTCACGGTGTAAAAATGGATAAATGGTATGATGAAGCCACCATTGAACTTTCTACCGCAGAATTAGTTGAGCAACTATGCGGTTGTAAAATCCTTCCTCAACCCCAGCAGAATAAACAATTCCCTATTAGTGCCTGTTGTAATGCTTCGGTAAAATACTATACTTTGGGAGTTCCCAAATATTATAGATGTGATGCGTGTGGTAATATTTGCAAGTTAGCAGACTGGAATAAACCCCAGCAGGAATTTTGTGAGTGTTGGGAAAAATTAGAACCTGGAATGAGTTTGCCCGTTGAAAAAATAAATCCTCCAATTTGTGCAAAATGTGAAAAAGAAATAAGGATAGTTGGTAAACCCCTCCATCCAGAACCCAAGCCAGAATTATTGAGTGAGATAGAAATAGAAAGCACTATACGGAATTTAGATATTAGTCCCATAGAAGAAAAGATTATTATTGAAGCATTTAGCAAAAGAATTGCCCACGCCCTTGTCGGGAAGATTTCTAAGGAGAAAGTATGATAGAAAAATCAAAGCCTTTAATAGCAGAAAGGGAAAGAAATAATGAAGGACAAATGTAAATGGGAAAAAGAGGATATCTCCCCAAGTATTCCTTCTGTTGTTTTTGTTAGGTGCAAACATCCAGATATAAAAGGAACTACTAATTGTATTGGACACGAAGATTGTGCAGACTATGAAGAAAGCGAGGACTAATCGGTGGAATTTATCTGGTATCATTTAGCCAAATTTTGTTTAAGAAGATTGGGATATAGCGATTATGATATTTGGCAGATGTTAGATAAAGATTAACAGCAGAAAGGGGAAGGAATGATAAAAAGACTATATAGATTTTATAATATGGTAGCCAGCAAAGATGGAGAACCTTTTGCTTTATGTGATAAACACCGAAAAATACAAAAAATTCCTGATAATTGCATTTTATCAAAGATAGCCGATAAAACAGATTGGGGATGCAATATATGTGAAAGCGAGGACTAATGGAGAAGATAAAGAAAGCAATTAACAAACTCTTGGTGAAAGGAGAGAATGAACATCATTCCCTATGGCGAAACAATATTTGTTTTACCTGATAAAATAGTAGATAGAACAGAAAGCGGAATTATCTTAACTGACTATACCAAGAAAAGACCGACATCTGGGACTATACTTGCAATTGGCACAAAGGTAGATGAATTCAAAATAGGACAAAGAATAATCTATGGCGAGTTTAGTGGGCACAAACAAATAATTACTTGGGATGGTAAGGATGAAGAAATATTCATAATGACACCAAATGATATATTGGCATTATTGAATTGAACTATGAAAGAAAAAATAATCAATATAGGTGCACGTCCAGCCATAGACACAATTAAAAGAGAATTAGGCATAGGACTTATTGGAGTTGAGGTTGGGGTAAATAAAGGTCATAATGCCTCATATATCTGCAATATCGTTCAACCTAAATTACTCTATCTTATTGACCCTTGGAATAACTTTTTTGACCGTGCTTCTGGCGAGGTTATCGGCGAGGCGCAATATCTTATGACAAAACAATTATTAGAGCCATTTACTTGCTGTAAAATAATTAAAGATTATTCTTATAATGCAGTTAAAACCTTTGAAGATGAAAGTTTGGATTTTGTTTATATAGATAGCGAACATTCATATCCAGCGGTATTACAGGAAGTAAGGCAATGGTATCCTAAAGTTAAAAAAGGCGGTATATTAAGCGGACACGATTTTACTGATACTACGCCTCAAGTGAAAAATGCTGTTATAGATTTTTGTAGGGAAAATAGAATACCACAATTAAAAAACCAGAACGAAGATTGGTGGTTAACAAAGGAGTAAACTATGATAGAACAGAATATCTCCCAAGCAAAGTTTCTTATTAAAGAATTATTGGCAATACTAAAACTTCTTGATGCAAATGATTATGATGACGAATTAGAACAATTAATAGAAGATTTATATACAACTATTTTTGCTTGATGAAAATTCTTCTCGTTAATCCGAGTATGCCTAAAGAGGAATTATTTCTTGAGGCAGAAAAATTGCCACCACTCGGTCTTTGTTATCTTGCCGCCATTCTTGAAAGAAATGGTATTCAAGCCGATATACACGATGATTATTTACTTAACTGGGGTAATGAAAGAGTGGCAGAATTAGCCCAAGATTATGATGTTATAGGAATTACAGGACTTACTGCTACTTCGTTAGTGGCAATAGATTTAGCAAAGAGATTAAGGAATAAGTTTCTTATCTGTGGGGGTGCTCACGCCACACTTTTTCCTTTACAAATGATAGAATACTTCAATACAGTAGTTAAAGGTGAAGGAGAACAGGTAATAGTGGATATTGTCAAAAATAGAAGAACAGGAATTATACAGGGCATTAAAACAGAAAATCTTGATACATTACCTCTGCCAGCCCGCTATAAACTACCATTAGAACAATACCCTATGAGAAATGAATTTCTTAAGGCAGATAGAGTATTTAGTATGAATACTTCTCGTGGTTGCCCGTATAATTGCACTTTCTGTTCGGTAAAAACTATCTGGGGTAGGACATATCGTTCATTTAGTCCTGAAAAAGTGGTAAAAGAAATAATGTATCTTATACTATACTATAATACCAATGGTATTTACTTCCGAGAAGATAACTTCACTTACGATAGGAAAAGAGTAATTGGTATTTGCACTTTAATTAAAAACTTGGGTTTAGAATGGGTTTGTGAATCAAGAGTGGAACATTTAGATGAGGAATTGATTAAGGTAATGTATAATGCAGGTTGTAAGGCAATATGGTTTGGCACAGAGTCGGGAAGTAATCGTATGCTTAAACTGATACATAAAGGCGTTAATAAAGAAAAAGCAATAGAAACTTTTAGGTTGTGCAAGAAGTATGGGATAAAAACAGGTGCTTCTTTTATTCTTGGGTTGCCCAAAGAAACCAGAAAGGAAATGTATGAAACTCTTAACTTTGCCCATAAGTTAAATAGTTATTGGACTTGGTTTAATTACTATCTCGGTATCCCTGGGAGTGATTTATATGACAAGATTATAGCAGAAAAGTTATATGACAAATTAGATGAGCGCAAATATGCTTGGGTAAAGGTTGATGGGATGTCGTCTGAGGAGATGATTAAGTTTCATAGGTGGATAAAACTATTGTATCTTATTAAAAAACCAATTAGATTATGGCGAGTATTAACTAAATTATCACCGAGAACTTGGATTATAGCATTGTTGAAAATAACAGGAATTTATGAGTTGAGATTATGAAGTTTTTAAAAATATTTAAATCACCAATGAAACACGAAATAGATATAAATAAAATTGATGTTATTCCCCCGAAAATGCAACCAATGACCTGTTTTGTCTCTAAACCGATTAAACTTAAGGGCAATAGAGAATATCTTTTGGTAGCCGATTATAAAAAAAGAACTATGGAATTATATAGAAAAATAGGAACATTAAAAGAAGGCGACTCCTGAATGAAAATAAGTATAATTATTCCTACTCGTTTAGGTATTCCCCAACAATTATTAGAAAGTTTATTTAATCAAACTTATAAACCTTATGAAATAATCGAGGTAATCGGTTCTGCCTTAACAGTTCAACGCAATGAAGGAATTAAGGTAGCCACAGGAGATATAATTCTATTTCTTGATGATGATATTATTTTAGATGAAGAATATATTAATCAGATACTTGCAACCTTTTGTTATCATCCAGATGCTATAGCAGTTACAGGCAATATTCAAATATCCGCATATAAACAAAATATCTTTTATACTATCTTTGCTTATATATTCTTATTAACTTATCGTAACAAAGGTAGATTTCGTATATCAGGATTTCCTGAAAATTACCACCGAAAGATAACCGAAACTATTAAAGGCGAAGTGCTTTATGGTTGCAATATGGCTTTCAGGAAAGAAGTATTTAATGAATTCTCTTTTTGCGAAGATTTAGACTGTCGAATGTTTGGAGAAGATGATTATTTTGCGTGGTTATTAACAAGAAAATATTCTATCTACTATAATCCTTATGCAGTTTGCTACGATAACCGACTTTATCCACGAAGCAAACAAGCCCTTAAATTAAGGTGCACGCTTATAAACCTTATCAAAAGATATAAAAGCAGAAATCCTAACTTTATCGGTAAGATAGCGTTTTGGTGGGCGTTCGGGGGTTTTATCATATTTAAGATAGTTGAGGCGATAGTAATGAGGGATATGAGTATAATAAAAGGAATGTTAAATTGCTTTAGGAAATATGAAGATAGACCATTGGAAGAAATTAGAAAAGAAATAATGATAAGGAGGATTAAAATATGAGTTCTAAAATGATACAATTTACAGTTTGGAGAAATCCTAAAAGCAAAATGGGTGTTTGGATAACTCATACTCAATTTAAAAATCTTACCTATCAAGAATGGTGTGAAAGAGAAATAAAAAGATTTAATTGTAAAGCGAGTATTCGTAAAAACGAAAAAAATCAAATTGCCGTCTGGAAAGAAAGAGAAATAAATGTATAAAGCCGTAGGACTTGACTCATTAGGGGAAACATTGTTAATTCATACATTAAGTAACGCTTATTATGCTATGACTAAAAAACCTATCATTAGAGAAGGTAGTCGCATAAAAGAAGGACAAGAATGTATTACCTTTATTCAAAATAGCGGTATTCATCAGATAATTACTTCATTTGGCTTATATTTAGACCCCGATAAAATGCAGAATTTATTCTTTTATTATGTAGAGGTCGCTTAAGGAGGTAATAATGAGAAAAGTTTATTGTAAAGATTGTAGCAAAGTATTAGGGGAGTCGGCATATTATCAGAAATCAATAAGATGTATGTCTTGTGCTAAAAAATTTCTTTTGAAAATACCTCAAGATAATCCTCATTGGGAAGGTGGAAGTGCGAATTATTATTGGCAAAAAACACGGGCGATTTATTATGAACACCATACAAATATAATTTGTGAACACTGTGGCTCTAATTTTAACATTTGTATTCATCATAAAGATAAAAATTATAAAAATAATAATTTGGATAATTTACAAGCTTTGTGTAGAAGTTGCCATTCAAGACATCATAGGTTACATAGGAAGACAAAAACAAATGTATGAAAGAAATAATGTTATAAGACAATTTGAAAGAACTATCGCTAAGTATTGCGGAGCACCTTATGGAATAGCTGTAGAGAGTTGTTCTGCAGCTTTATTTCTATGTTGTCTATATTGTAAAGTAGAAGAAGTTATAATACCGAAGTTTACTTATTTTAGTGTGCCTTGTAGTGTAGTTATGGCTGGTGGAACAGTTAAATGGACAAACGAAAAATGGAAAGGTTATTACCAACTAAAAAATTATCCAATAATAGATTCTGCTTGTAGGTTTAGGAAGAATATGTATAAAAAAGGATTTTATTTTTGTTTATCATTTCAATACGCAAAACATCTTCCTATCGGCAGAGGCGGAATGATTTTGACTGATAGTAAAAAAGCAAGAGATTGGTTTAGATTAGCAAGAGCAGATGGTAGAAAAGAAATCCCAAAAGAAAAAGATAGTGTTACTTTAAGGGGATATAATATGTATTTCACTTCATCACAAGCGGCAAGAGGTTTAGACCTTTTTTATTGGAGAATTTATGAAAAGAAAAATTTACCAGATATAAAAATGTCTTATATTGATTTAAGTTTACAACCTTTATGGAGGAAGAATGTTTAAAAAAAGCATTCTAAAGGAGAATTATGACAAAAATATTCTCTGATTATGCAAAATATTATAACCTGATTTATTCTACCAAAAACTATAAATCAGAAGCCGAATTCGTTTTTAATTGGGCTAATAAACCTAAAACTATAATTGAGATAGGTTGTGGCACAGGAAGGCATATTTATCATTTAGCCCCTAAAGTAGAACAAATTATAGGAACAGATGCTTCTTTAGAAATGTTAAGTTTGGCTTATATCCATACAAAAAAGTTTAAGAATGTCAGGTATATATTTAATAAAACAGATAAAAAGTTATTAGATTTACCTAAAGTAGATTGTGCAATGGCACTTTTTAATGTAATGGGTTATTGTTTTCTGGAAGAATGTCTGCCACATTTACCATTAAAAAGGGGAGGATATTTTATATTTGATATTTGGGATGCCTCAAAGTTTAAACAATATCCACCTGTCCCAAAAGTAAAGTATTTTGGTTTAGCATATAGAGTAGCAATTCCAAAACAAATTAGTAAACGATTATTAAGAATTGATTATATAATTGTAGAAGGAAAGGAAGTTAAAGTCTTTGAAAGGCATTTTGTGCAAGGATATTTCCAGAAGGATATTGAACAATTGTGTAAATTGCATAACTATAAAATTTCGGATATTAAACCTACAAAAGAGTGGACTTGCTGGTATAAACTGCAAAAATTGTAATGGCAATTTATAATTTAAGATGTAGAAAATGTGGAAAGAGGATACATCCTGTTCGTCATAAAGTATATTTTTTCTGTGGTAGATGTAGAAGCAATAGAAAAAAATAATGAAAGGAGGAAAAAATGAAAAAACTTATGATAACAATAGTTTCAGTAGGATTAACTTATTGGGCTTTTCAGTTTATGGAAGATTGTTTAAAATATTTTAGTCCCGAATTTTGTATGAAGTGCCTAAAATGAAAATCGCTCTTGTCTCTACCACTCAAAAAAGTGGTTGCCCACCGATAGGACTTGTATATCTTGCAAGTTATATCCAAAATCATACTCAATATAAAGTAGATATTATAGATACTAACTATCGGGATATATTCAGAGCCGATTACTCTAAATATGGTTTAATAGGAATTAGTGCGATGACAGTTAATTATACGAAGGCACTTGAATTGGCTAATTGGATAAAGTTTTGGCACAATATACCCATAGTTATAGGGGGCGTGCATATATCCACCTGCCCCGAAAGTTTTAATCCCGTTTTTGATAGTATGGTCATTGGCGAAGGTGAAAAGGCATTTATGGAATTATTGTTTGATTTAGAAAATAATCAATTAAAAGAAAGATACCAACAAGAAATTACAAATAATCTTACTTTTCCTGATTGGGATTTAATAGATGAAAGATATTTTAAAAGACAATTTAATACTACTTTTGCAGAATGGGGGATAGAAGGTTGGCTTTTGACTTCAAGGGGATGTCCTTACAAATGCAGATTTTGTAGCACAACACAATTCTGGAATAAAATAAGATTTTATCCTGACAATTATATTATAAATCTAATAGAAGATTTAAAGAAGAAAAATGTTACCCATATACAGATATGGGATGATTTATTCACAATGGATAGGGAAAGATTGGAAAGATTAGCACCTTATTTTAAGGAGTCTGGTATTAAATTCAATTGTCAGCCCCGCATAAATACTATTGATGATGAAATGTGCCAGATATTAAAAGATAGCAATATAACCTTATGTATATTTGGTTTTGAAAGTGGTAATACAAGAGTATTGAAATATCTTAAAAATGATTTAAGTTTGAGTGTATATAGAAGTAAAGAGGCAATTAAATTATGTAGGAAGTATGGTTTAGATGTTCAGGGTTCAGTTATGTTTGGTTCTCCTACCGAAACCCTATCAGAAATGTTAAATACACTTAAATTTATGCTATGGTGTTTATTTAATGGAGCGCAAAGATTATGGGCGTTTGTGGCAACGCCTTTTCCTGCAACAGCGTTCTGGCTGTATGCACCCAAGAATTTAGATTGGGATAAACTATCTCATCATACTAATAATCCTTTGCTATTGGATAAATCAGTTAAATTATGGCAGTTTAGATTAGTTATGTTTTTGGCACATAGGATAGAGGATTTATTTAAGGTTAAGAAATTATGGAAAGTAATAATGGGGACGCATAATTGCGTAACTGAAAACGGTGAGGAAGTCTGACCTCAATCTCCACCTACCACTTCGCAAGAAGTTAGGAGAGAATTTAGACAGTTGCGAGTAGGTTTTTCCAGTTTAGCGACTCGCCCCTATTGGAGAAAAGGCAGAAAAACTTATGGATAAAACAATACAAGAAATGGATGAGGGAGAAGATTGGAAAAAACCACTATTATAATCTGTCATTGGCAAGGTAACTTAATTTATCGTTGTTTGAAATCATTAGGAGAAGCAAAAGCAAAAAATATAGTTGTTACTACTGTTGAAACTTTTAAAAAACCCTCTTTTTTTGAGAGAGGTATCTTAATAAATGTTTTATATCTTATTCCATCATTAAATAATCCTGCCTTTAAACGCAACCAAGGTGCAAGATTAAGTCAAACCGAATATCTTTGCTTTTTGGATGATGATGCAGAAATTAAATATGACTGCATACAAAGGATGGAAGGTTATCTTGATAACCATTCAGATGTTGGTATGGTTTATGCTATGCTCTATAAAATGGACAACCACAATGTAATAGATACATCTGGTTCATTTATGACTTGGTGCGGTTTTCTTTATGAAACTTATGTTAATCGTATAGACCCTATTCCAATACTATCTGGTAAATCCGCCTTATGTATAATAAGAAAGGAATTGTTTAATAAAATAGGTGGTTTTGATGAGGATTTTGTTATTTATGGAGAGGAAACAGATTTAAGTTGGAGAGTATGGTTGGCGGGTTATAAAGTAATGGTTCTGCCCAGTGCTATTGGTTATCACGCATTTGAAACAGTTTTAAAGCCGAAAAGTTACTACAACCAACACTATATCCATTATCACGGTTGTAAGAACTATTTGACAATGCTGATAAAAAACCTGCCAACCAGAAAATTATATATAGTCCTAATTAACGCAACGATTTGGTTCATTATAGGACTTCTTATGTTCTTCAGAAATAAACAAGCAAGTAAATGGATAATGCAAGGTCTTTGGTATAATATAAAAAATTTTAAGTATATCTGGCGAAAAAGACAGGGGATTTATAGATTAGATAATGGATTTTATAGATATGTAATGAGAAATCCTTCCTTATTTTATTATCTAAACCGTTGCAAAGAATATCTCATTCACGAATTACACGGATAAATGAGAATATGCCATTTTAAAAAGCATTGTAGGATTAGACGAGGATGCATCCACGCTATCTCTCATAAAGAAAATTTTAATTGTGGGAAGTTATGCGGTTTTTCTGGAAGCTACTGTGTAAAAATAAAATTTAAGAAACAGCCTATATAATCTATGCTTAAAAGTCTTTTTAATATATCTATCTGCCCAGCGACAATAGTTTCGGTATCGAGAAACTGTTTCTAACCGTTTGTTAGTAGTAGCATCATTAATAGGATAGTGATAAACCTTAACTTGTGGATGATAAAGTAACTTGCCATATTGCTTAATCCTATAACATAAATCTACATCGCACCATTCTGCTACTCCTTCAAAACCTAAATCAAATCCATTAACCTTTTCCATTACCCACTTCCTAATGGCAAATTGGCTGGGTTCAAGAAAGTCTACATAATGCCATTCGTGTGAAAAGACAGTAGAATAATTTGCTCCGTGAGAAGAAGCACCGCATTTGGAGATATAACCTGGAATTAACTTTTTACCATCTAAAAATATCTTATCATATAACCAGCCAACATAACTTGCCTTAAATACATCTCTGTTTTTTAAATAGTCAGTAGGCACATAAGTCGCCCCTGTAACACCTACAATATCTTCTCTTGTTTCAAAGATAGTTACTATATTTTTAAGCCAATCGTCATTGACTATTTCTATATCATCATCCGCCCAAAGTAGAATTTCGCCCTTTGCTTTTCTCCAACCTTTATCTTTTAACTCTACAAGCCGACCTTCTTCCTCACAAAGTATAATTTCGTAATCCTTAAAGGTTTGCTTCTCTATTGATTTAAGGCAACGATTTAGGTTTTCTTTACGATTAAGTGAGCAAATTATGATACTGATTTTTGGATTATCCATTTTTAAATTCATAACTAAAGTGCATAGGCATATAATCTTCTTCTTTATCTAATTTATCAGGGAAGATAAATATATTTTTTGTTTTCTTTGATAATGTTTCGATGAGATTTGTAATATATTTTGTATTGGGTAAATGTTCTATTACATCTTTTAAAATTATTATATCGTAATTATCTTCTATTTCTTGTTCTTGCAAATCAATAACCCCAATATCCATATTCAATTCTTTAGTTAAATATTTCATCCATTCAACACTGATTTTACTTATTTCCGCAAAAGATGTTTTAAAACCAAGTTTATGCAATAAAATGGCTTGGTAGCCACTTCCACCTCCATAATCCAAAACTTTTTTATGGTTGTTCTTTCTCAAATGTGGGAGAATAATTTCCTTCAATACCTTCTCATAGTGCATTATATCCATATTTTTTAATAGATTTCTAAAGAAGTCGTATGGAGTAATTCTATAAAACTGTTTTATCTCTTCTTCGGTTTCGGGATTGCAAGCCTTCCAGAAAAGAAAATCTAACTTCAGACTAAAGTCGATAGAGGCTAATTTTTCTATATCTTCTCGTGTAATCGGGTGTTCAACCAAGTTGTAATATTGATTAAAAAAGATAATTGCTTTCTCTGTAATTTCTTCGTCAATTATACGCTGTTCTAAATATTTCTTGGTAATTTTGCAAGAGATATTATCAATTTCTTGAATGTCCATATTCCATAAACCCCCAAAGTTATAAGACAAACAGGTAAATGTAAAAACCACGCTTTGTCTTTAATAATCCTATAACCTTTAACTGACAGATAAAGCGGATAGATTAAGGTCAAAGTTGAAACAATAAACCAAGCCAATCTTGGTAAATCCTTTCTTTCTACCATATGCCACCTACGACCTTCGGAAAACTTATCAGCATATTTAAGGCGTTTTAGGAAGAATTTAAAGATATTTCCACCTGTCCTATGCCAAATAGTAGTATTTACCAAAGCATAAGTTTTATATCCCAAATTTATTAAATCTTGAAATACATCTATATGAAAATAATGCTCAATATCGGCTTTCATTAAGATATCTTTTCTTACAAACATTCCATTATCGCCAAAAGTTAAACATTCATTAAAGTTGAAATGCAAAAAATCTATATTACTTCTTTTATTAATCAATAAATAACTCATTTTATCGTTTTTCTTTAGGTAAAAAGGTATAGGGTCATTAACTCCAAACAAAGCAAAATAACGGTTTAATATATCATCATCTTTATAATACCAATATTGATGAGGATAAGAACCATATACAGGATAAGGTTCGTTCCAACTTTCTATAATAGGTTTGAGGCATTTCTCAAAAAATCTATCATCATTTAGATAATTATCAGAGGCAAGAATACAGATAATGCTACCTTTTGCCCTTTTTAATCCTATGGCTTTGGCAATCTCAGAATTACCTTCAGTTATAATTATAGTTTCAAAATTATGGAAGGTTTGTTGAGATAAGGAATACTCAAGGTCTTTTAGTTTGGGGTCATTGCGGTCTTTAGCGGTAATAATGCAACTTAAAAGTGCTCCCATAGTTTTTTAATCATATCTTGCACCAAATTTTAATCTTTCCAAATCCGATGAAACCATAATATTTACTAATTCTTTAAATGAAATTTTAGATTTCCATCCTAAAATCTTTTCTGCTTTTCGTGCATCCCCAAGCAAATAATCAACTTCCGCAGGTCTCATAAATTTGGGATTTTGTTTTATATAATCTTGCCAATTATGTATTTCTACCACCTCAAATGCCATTTGCACAAACTCTTTTATAGAATGGGTTTCGCCTGTTGCAAGAACGAAATCATCGGGTTCATTTAATTGCAATATCTTCCAAAATGCCTCGCAAAACTCTGGAGCATAACCGAAGTCCCTTTTAGTATCTAAATTGCCTAATTCAATATGAGTTGCTAAACCTAAATGTATTTTAGCCACACCATAAGAAATCTTGCGGGAGACAAATTCGAGCCCTCTGCGAAAACTTTCGTGATTAAAACTTACACCGCAGCTTATAAACATATCATAGCTCTCACGATAATTTACACAGATATAATGGGCTGCTGCCTTTGAACATCCATAGACACTACGAGGATAGAATTTTGTAGTTTCAGTTTGAGGAGTTTCTTGAACCTTACCGAATTGCTCGCTGGAGGAAGCCTGATATATCCTTGTATCTTTCTTTCCAAAAGCCCTAATTGCTTCTAATAAACGAATAACTCCCGTAGCATTAACATCAAAAGTATATTCAGGAGTATCCCAAGAGGCTTTGACGAAACTTTGGGCAGCAAGATTGTAGCACTCATCAGGCTGAATTGAATTTATTGTTCTATTTAAGGAAGAACTATCCAATATATCGCCATTTATCAACTCTATATCATTTATTATTTTTTCAATTCTCCACATATTATTTACCGATGAACGTCTAATTAACCCATAAATTTTATAATCTTTAATAAGTAAATATTCTGCTAAATGACTTCCATCCATCCCTGTGATACCTGTAATTAATGCTACCTTTTTAGACATAGATTTCTTCCAAAATTGTGTAATTTTGCATGGTCAATTCTATTCATAATCTTCAAATTTCTAATACGATTATCTAATTTATTCCCGTTGATCTGAATATTTTTGGTCTTACATTTTTTGAACGTGTGAAGAATTTGCCACATTGTAAACAAATGTTTGGTTTACAAATTATCCATTTCATTTCGTAAATATATCTCCTTTATCGTACGGTTCACTCAAAAGTTCTATCAATTCAGAATTTTCCATTGCATAAATAGCATGCATTTCTAATGGATTTATCATAAAACATTCGCCCTCTTTTATTTCTTCTTCATTGACTTTTATCCTACCTCGTAGAAGATAAAATAACTCTTTCTTATGTTTATGATAATGTCCTCCGAAAGTATCTCCTTTGTTGATTAAAAGATAATTAACTTGTTTCCATAAACCTGTATTTATTTGAACAAGCAAACCTCTATCATCTTTTCTCGTATATTCTACATTAAGTCTTTGCACTTATAACCTCTGGCTTAACCATTTTATTAACTGTTTCTTTGATAAAGATAAAGTTATTATCTCTCACCTTGATTATTTCTTCGGGAGTTATGGGTTTAGACATTGTTTCTTTATCTTTTGCCAATTGAATAAGCCGTGCCTTTAATTGATTTTCTTCTTGTTGGATAAAAGTAAGGTCTCTTTTTTGGCTTTCTCCAAATTTCTTATGTAGGTTATTTACTTCATCTAACTGCTTACGGATATTTCTTGCTTCTTCAAATTTAGCAGGGTCTTTTTCAACTATACCTAACTGTTGAGATAAAGCATTTAATTCTTGAATATATGACAATTCGTGTTCTAATTGCTGTAATTCTTTAGTCCATAATTCCTTAAAATGGCATTGGGGGCTCTCTATCGCCTTTTTGAGATATTCTCTGGCGTTGACAAAATCCCCTCTTTGTTTCAAAACCGAATGTATATTATAATGCGCTACATCATAAGTAGGGTTAATTTTAAGGGCTATCTGCCACATATCTACCGCCGAACCTATTAAGTTACATTTCATATACACCACCCCAAGATTACCGAAAGCCACCTCACTATCAGGAAAATTCCACACATTACTTTGATAGAAAGATACTTCTTCGTTATAGGTAGGTAGGTGCACCCAAGTTCGCATAAGATATAATCCAACGGTGAGAGCCATTAAAACGGGATAGCCCCCAAAAAAGAAAGTATCTAATGTTAAAACCTCATAGGCGATTAACAAACAAATTCCTATATTTGCTATATAGACATACCTTTCCGAAACAAATTGATGTATGGTAATCCAATTAAGAAATACGAAGATATAAGCAAGATACCAAAGGATAGCAAATCTTATGATATTATTACCGAACCAGAAACCTGCTATAAAACCTAAAAGTATGATAAACCCCAACCAAAACCACTTATTTTCTTTCTCGGTTTTTTCGGAATAGTGATATTCAAAGGTATGATATAATGCTAATCTTTTAGGAAAGAAACAAAGTCGGGTATAATAAGCAAGGGATTTTATGGCTACAATGATTTTCTGGGGTTTTAACTTGGTAGAAAGGGCTAAATTCTGCTCTTTGAAAACACCAGTGCGTAAGGTTATTACCTCTTTAATTATCCCTAAACCTGCCATAAGACTGATAACTAACCCTATTATAGCAAGGAAATAATTGCCAAAAAATGCCTGTAAGGCAAAGGTCGCTAAAACAGCAAACTGGGCAGTGGTAGAGATATAATAGAAAATACCATATAATATGACGCAAAGGGCTAAAAAGCCCGAATTTAAGGCGTTGGGCGTTAAAATAGGACTATTCTGGGCTATTGCCACCCAATTAAACCCCAAAAGGCAGAAAAACAGCCCTATAAGGTATCCCCTGCCCGAAATCCACGCTACTGACTGGATACAAATAGGATGAATAGCAAATAGGATACAAGTATAAAATGCTAACTTTATGGGGATAAAAGTAATGAGGAACGAAAAAAGCAGGATTACATTGGTATTGTGTAGAAAGATAGAAAAGAGATGATTTCTGCGGGGGGATTTATCAAGCAGTTTATATAAAAGCCATTTATTGAGATGGCCATAATCAAACTTTTTTAATTTGCCGTCATAGTTTTGTAACCCTTCAATATCATCAGAAACAAAACCAGCATTGATACAATGCCAATATGTCAACCAACTTATAAAACTTAAGAATAATAGATAGAACATAAAAAAAGGCAAATCCTTCGTAAAAAGGTTCTGCCCTTAATTGGTAAAAGTATAATATATAAAGATTAGTTTGTCAAGAGATTATTTATTCGCTGCTACATCACCTAACACAGAACGCAAAGCCCAACGACCGATAGTTTGTGGTATGCCTGCGGGAACAGATGCCACACCAGCAATTGCCGCTTTTATAATAGTGGCTTTTCGCTTAATATGTATAAGTTTCTCTACTCTTAATTTCCTTTCTACTAATTGCAATTGACGAAGTTCGCCATTTACTTTATTTAATCCTATCATTTTATCAACAGTCATCTTGCCTTTTTCTAATTCGTCAATTTGATTAGTTAATTCAAAAGACCTTTCGGCAAGTAACCTATTGACTTCTCTTTCCCCTTCATCAAGGGCATTTACTCTTTCGCTAAATCGAGTCATCATATCGTCAAGATTACTGCGCTGTGTTACTTTAAGTTGTTCTAATGCACTTTTTTGGGATAATAATTTACCGCCAACCTCTTTTGCCTTTCCACTTACTTTTCCTACACCAGGAGCAAACTCTGTGCCTTCCTCTAAAAACTGAAGTGTTCTTGCTTCTTGTGGAACTAACTCTCCAGTGGCGGCTTTCCTTAAAAATCCTGCACCAGGTGTCTTTTGAAATTCTGAAGCATAAGGTTTAAATACTCTACCAGAAGTTTTCATTCCTTCTATTACAGGACGATATGCCTGTTGTAATTCCTTAAATGCTGGAACATTATCTGCTACATAATTACCATATTTATCGTGTAATACTATTTGGGCTAAATCATCTTCGGTAATTCTTATTCCAGATTTAGAAGTTGTTGACATTGAACGCATAATATCTCTGACTTCTTTGTTAAATTCTTTAAAATCTATCTTTTCGCCTAAGTCTCTTGTAACTTCTCCTTCAGAATTATAAATCTCATATTTCGCTTTTAATCTATTTAACAGTCCTCTACCTTTACCAGTTACTATATTCATTTCATCTAATTCTTTTGTCGTATCATCTAATATACCAAATGCTGTTTCTACTGTAAGTGGCTTATTGCTATTACCAAGCACTTCGCTATATTTACCTAATCTTTCACCATAAGCACTGCTATTTGCTCTAAAAAAATCTTTAAGTAATGGCTGTATATCTTCTGCGCCCTGCTGACTAACTTTGTTTAATTCGTCATCAAGAATTTTAAGGTTGTCTTGTATGGTTAATCTTGCACTTCTATCATTTATACGTTGTAAAGTAAAATCCGATTGTTTCTGTTTTCCTAATAATTTCCTTTTTGTGCTTATATCTTGTTTGACTACTTGACCAAATTGTTGAAAAGTCATTTTAGACTCTTTAGTTCTTCCAATATCTTCGGTCAAAGTTTCTGCTTTTTGGGATAATTCTTGTCCTCGTAACAATGTTTTGCCTTTTGCCTTTTGTGTTTGAGCAGTAACTTGGTCTCTTAAAGGAAGGTTGCGTAAAGCATCTTCATCATATTCTTGTCTTGCTACAAACTTTCTAAAATTACGCATAGGAGTGCCGAAAGTAAGACGAACATTTTTAATACCTTTTTCTGCAAGAGTAGTTACAGGTTTAATAAAACTACTTATGTCAGAAGTCATTTGGGTTGTTTTTGCAACTGCTTTACCAAATTCTCTATGTAAACCTTTACTTTTTGCCATTGCCCCACCGATATAAGTAAAAGGATTTGAAGCCATATCAATTGCTTCACCGACAAAAGAAGCAGGAAGCGCCCTCGCAAAATCCAATACCTTATTACCTGTGGGCTGTATTTCTTCTTTTAGATATAAATACTCTCCCATAGAAGGAATTGTGCTTGGTTTCATAAATCCCTGTATCGCACTTTTATCTTCTTGATAAGCACCTCTAATAAATCCAGGCACTCTCTCACCTATATCACCCCAAAGATTATATTTATCCTGTTCAAACTTTGCTTCTGTCATCCATTTAGGAAAGACATAATTAGTAATTTTATCTACAATAGTTTGTGTCTTATTGGCTTCTATGTTAGATATATTTCTGCGTGCTAATTCCCTGCGTGCTAATTCGACTCTTGCTTGTTCTGGAGTTGCCATTATTAACCCCCCGATGCTATTCTACGCAATTCTTCATCCGAAAGTTTAGATAAATCTTCTGGAGTTTTTGTTTTAATCGTCTTTTTAATTCCAAATGGATATTGTTCTAATGGATATTTTTCTATTAAATCCTGCATCATTTGTCTATATTCTATGCCTAACCTTTTACCCTGCCTATCTGCACCTATCAAAACATTTCTTAAGTTTAATTCAGTTCGTCTTTTAGCCTCTTGGGTTGATGCCATAAATCCTGCTGGATTATATGTAGGGTCAGGCATAGCCATTTTCAAAAATTCAATTTCTTTAAATCCTCTTTGCACTCCAGACTCTGCTTTAGCGTGAGATGCCTTTACTTGAGTAAGCGTAGATTTAAATTCTATATCTTCTTTTGCAGGACTAATACCCATTAATAACCTATTAAAAGGAAATTGTGGTTCAAATCTTCTTCCTTCAAAATATCCTGTTGTTACTTTTGGAGACAATTCCTCTAATCTATCAACTTGATTTAATGTTTTAACTATCTCTCTAATCGTTTCATCTTGGTCATTAGTAAGAGTATCTTTTGGCGTAGGCA